GCCCAAGCCTTACCTTCAGGGCATATCTTACCTCCGCTTTTTGCCTTTTTCTTTGCCATTGTTTACAATAGATTTAAGAAGCTTGGCTTGCCCGGCGTGAGCCTTAGAAGCCTTCTCAAGCTTTCTTGCGACGGTTAGTATTTTTCTGTGCATTTCTACTCCTTAATGCTTTGAAGTCAGCCCCAGTAATTTTATCACGAGGAGGTGCAACCCTAGCTATCTTCTTCTGTTTTGGACTGTATTTGCTAAATGGCATTACTTCTTCTTCTTAACCATTTTTTTGACTGTCTTCTTTTTTGCGGGCATCTTCTTTTTCATACCCATTTTTCCGTAGTGACCTGGCATTGTATTATCTCCTTGTTTATTTGATTATTGATTTGACCCAAGCTACGAGCTTGGATGCGATTGATTTTACCTTACAGATAAATTTGTCTTTAGTTTTGCAGATACAGCACTTCATAATTATTTAATAAGTTGTCTTTTAAAGGCTTCTGCGGCTCTTAGCTCTCGTGCTACGCGAGTATCTCTTTGTGTTGGAGTTTCTCCTAGTTTACGATCAAGTTTATAAACAGAACGCATTTCTTGCCTTTTCATACGATCTAGCGAGGCCTGTTCAAAAGCTGATAGTTCTTTCTTTTTATTCATAATTATTTCTTTCTTTTATTGTGAAAATCGAAAAGGACTTTTACCTTTTCTGTAAGAGCTTCGATATTGTAGTGCATCCTAGCCAGCACAATGATAAGTGTAATGATACCGATACCGATAGGCCAGAGGGATGATATGATTTGTAAAATTTCATTCATTTAATCGTTGAGGAGCCGAAGTAGAATCCAACAATGGCTAGAACTGTTTGACGAACCTCTGGTAGTATAAGGTAACCGTTTAGGGTCTCGTATTTGATTCCCTTGAATAGACCAAAGAAGTGCGATGTCTCCTGTCCTACAGTAACTCCCTCTGGGCTGTGAGCCAACAAGAATGGGGCCACAACGACCGCAAACAGGACAGTGCATACGATGACTCTCCTGACCCACTCACCGCCCCTTGAGGCGGCTTTCTGGTGACTCTCGTCAGCGGCTGCTTGTTTCTTGATCATAGCGTCAACGGTGCTTTGCTGGTTGGAAACTAACTGTCCAATCAGTTTAAATATAAAACCAGAGGCTCCACCTCCGAGCATTGCTATGAGTTCTGTTGTCATTTAAGTTCTTTGATTAATTTATAAATAGATAGTCCCAAGAAAACAAAGGTCATTATACCAACAACTAGACTAACTGCACTGTTGATGCTTTGTAGCCCAATACAGGCAAAGAATCCAGTTGATCCTACAGTTCCTCTAAGCATAGTATCCATAGCGTTTAGTCTTCGTCAGGGGCAGGTAGGGGCGTGTAGTGATCAACGGTTGATGACTTCTCGGAATCATCGAGGTCGTAGTCCGTTACATCCAATGCCCACATATGGTCAATAGTCTCGGCAGGGTAGGTAAGCCAGCGTGTGCCTATGCCATCAGTCCAATAGCTGTAGCCAATCTCCTTGCCTTCTTCATCGGCACGTTCAATGGCGGCTTCCTTGCTTGCGTATATTAGATAGAGCATTATAAGAGAGTAATACCGTAGTGGTTAGCGAGATTAGTTTCTATAGCAGAACGATTAGCTGTTTGGTCAGATAAGTAGAATATTACTTCATTTAATCGTCCATCAGCAAACTGACCCGAGTTGGTATGTTTTCCCATAGTAATACCATAACTATTTCCTAGGTCTGTATTGTCGGTAACCGTCGTGTCAATAACACTTGATCCATTAAAAAATCCATCCAAATCTCCACTTGATGTCTTTATGCCAGACATTATTGAAGTAGTGCCTAGCCCATCGCTAGCAACGGTAACCGAAATATCATCTCTATTAGTGTTATCACCAAGTGGGTCGTAAATAACTCGGAACTTAATGCTATTATTATTTACGGCCATCTCAAAAGCAGAATGACGACTACTACTATCACTTCTTCGCATTGCAACCCAGGCGCTATTTCGATTTAAAACTTGCTCATCTTTTTGAACAACAAACGCTGAAACTTCTAGGTTGGGATCAAGGGTTTGATCGGTGGTGATAAGGTGAGTTTCTGAATCCTTTTCAAATCTAATTGTTGGGTTAGAAAAGCTATCAACATTAAGACTTCCGCTTTCAACAATAAGAGGTTGTTTAGAAGCAGTTGCTTGGACGGCATCCAAGCTGTTGCCTGACTGGTCATACCAAGTCTCTACAAAGCCATCCACTTGGTCAAACCCTGGGTCTACACCAGATGGTAGGTCAATGCTGTAGTGTTCACCGATGTTAGCTTCAATAGCTACACGGTTGTCTGTTTGGTCGGAGTTATAAACAATAACTTCACGTATATGTCCATTAAACGGACCAAATCCATTAACCGAACCAATCCCACCACTAGAAAGGGGGCTAAATGAACTAATTGAAGAAGTCGTTCCTCCAGACGTTCCGTCAATAAATGCTTCAGTTGTTACCGTTCCAGAAGTTGCGCTAAACAAATGCACTGACGTGTCAGCTGATGCTATTACAATTTTCTCGTTTGAGTCTTGATACCCTAAATTAAAATTATTTGATATTATTTGTGCAAGATACCACCTAGCATCGTTTGGTGAATTATCCGACAATGCAAGCGGAACTCCTGAGGTAATGACGTCTGATTTAGACACCAAGAACGCTGATACTGAATTTACGTTTGAAATTAAATCATTAGGAATATCGAACTCATCATCTGTCCCATCAAAGTCCATACCATCCGTTTCCAAAGCCCCAGCACTTACAATTTTTGGCTGACTTCCAGCCGTTGTCTGAGTTGCGTGATTACCTGTTGGTGTGTTTCCTGCTTGGTCGCTTACACTTTGGTCATACCAAGTGCTAACAAATCCGTCACGGTTGAAAGAAGCCAAGGTAATTCCGTTAGCAGTAGCGATGCTTTCTTCGATTGCTCTGCGTTTGTCGGTTTGGTCAGTGTCATAGATAATTAACTCTTTCATATTAGCAGACAAATTAAAACCAGTTCCACCACCAATATATCTAAATGATTGTCCTGTCGATAAAGCACTTTTAGCATCTGTAGTTCCATCCAGAACAAAAGTAAAACTTGAGGATGCGGCCTGATAGGTAGTTAAATTATCTTGTGTTTTAGATGCAACTAAACTGGATTCAATATTTACGCCTCCATTTCTTATACTAAGTTTGTCGTTGGCAGTGGTTATAAATAATCTGTCATCCCCACCGTTTGCAGAATTACCTATAATACTTCCATTTGCATCAACTGGCGTATTTATATTTAATACGCTAGTTACAAAAAACTCAGTTCCAAGAGATAAAGAGCTACCAGTATCAAGGAACGTAGTATCACCATCAAACAACAACCCGCCATCGGTTACTAAAGCACCAGAACTTACAATCTTAGGCTGATTTGCGGCAGTCGTTTGGGTAGCATTTTTGCTGTTTCCTGATTGGTCATACCAAGTTTTAACGTGTCCGTCGGATGTTACAACTTGAACCGTAAAGTTAGAATACGTCCAGTCTGCCGTTCCGAGTCCTGTCCTAATTCTCAAATTGGAATCGTCCGACGGTGTAAATGTTGTATCTAAATTAAACGCAACCGTTCTATTAGAAACTAAAGCAGTTAAGGCATTATCGGAAACACGGTTAAGGTGAACTCCGCACTGAGCTGTATTTAAAGCATTAGGATTTCCATCAAGAGTTATTTTATATGTCGTGCCAGCTTTAAACTGATAAGTAGAAAGAACTTGCCTAGGACCAGTGCCTCCCGTTACGCTATTTGTTGTAAAGCGAGCCGAACCACTACCCGTTTCGCTCCAAGAACTACCATCAGTAAAGTCCTGCGTGTTGACCGTTGCAACACTTGAATTATTTACAAAAGCCAACAAAGTCCCATCGGTAACCTCAGCCGCTGTGAAGTTCTGCGTAGTATCATCACTAGAACGTCTTACTTCTACAACATTACCTGTATAGCTAGAGCTAAGGTTGCGTAGCCCGTAAGCCGCCGCCGCTGAACCAGCTACATCAAGCGGTAGGCTTGAGGTAAAGCTCTCGTTTACAAAAGATAGAAGCGTTCCATCGGATACCTCGTCAGCCGTAAAGGACTTCAAGTCTCCATTAACATTACGACGCACTTGGCATACATACTTACCTGATGTATCGCCAGCAGTATCACCACTTGATGTTACGGTAGCCTGGCGTGTCCCTAGACTACGCAGGGAGTAAGCGGCCTTAGCTATAAGGAAGTCACCGTCACGACCTGTTGAGGTCAATGCCTGAATGTCTAGAGGTGCTGTTACCTGAGCATTTACATAGGTGGTCAACGCACCAGAGGATACCTCGGACGCTGTAAAATCGCGCTCATCATTGTCACTTCCTCGACGCACACGCACAACCTTGGGATCAGAACCAGTAAGACTACGGAGGCTATATGCCGCCGCAGGATCAGGAGCAATCTGCGTAATGCTCTCTCCTATTTGGTTCAGCCGACGCTGGCGACCCAGTGCTGAGTCAAGGCTAACGTGCATATTAGACCTTGTGTAGTTGCACTAATCCAGTAGTTACTGTAACGGACGAAAATTGACCGTATAGTATAGTTCCAGCACCCAGCGTTTTTCCGCTAAAAGCAGCGGCAGAATGAGTAGTCTGGTCTACATTACTGGAGACAATAGTGCCAAGTTGAGTGTCTTGAAGAATTTGTATTGCTCCAAAACTACCTGTGGTAGTATCGCCATCTGTTGCTAGGACTGAACCTACGGAGCTAAACTCCAGTGCATTATTTCTTGAACTTGCCATAATTGTGTATTATATCACGGGGGGTTATTATCGGGATTGCCGATTTACATAAGTGGAGAACCGCTTATTTACGGTATTGTTATTAGAGATTATATCAATCTTTTCTAGTTCTAGTGCTAAGGCAACGGACGCTGCGTTTTCCTCAGCAGATGCCTTGTCGGTTTGGCCGTCCATACGAAGGAAGTCGGCATAGGTTGCGTGAGCAAGATAAGCAAAGAACTCAGCAGGGACCTCGACAGTGCTACTGGTAAAATCGTCTACGGTTGACCCTGTTACAGTAAATGGAGTAAACTCCTTTTTGTAGGAAACAAATGCTGAATTGTCAGTCGTAGAAACAATATTAAGTATATTAGCACCAGTAAAATCTACAAAGAACTCGTACTCAATAGCGGACTGATTTAAGAAGGCTTTCTTCCTAAATATACGATTAAATGATCCAATGTTTGTTTTGCCTGTCTGTGTATAGGGTATTAAGTTCTTGCCCTCAACCAGCAGTGAATCAGTTCCTGCACGGGGCGTAAAGATCACTACATCTGTAATATTATCCTTCTTGCTTACGTCGGCCTCAATAAATTCCTGAGTCCCTGCTGACACTGTAAATGTTCCATCCGCTTGTTCTGTTGCAGATGCAGCAGTATCTACTCGCCACGCTGTCCCCGTGTTGTAAATAATTACAGTATTTGTTGTAACACCCTGGTAAACACTTAGACCACCAGTTGTATTAGCACCCAGTAGTTTGTAGTTCTGGTTCACGCTAGTGCTTGTGCTAGCTGTTGCCCCGGACAATGTTAATGAAAGTATGTCCCTTTTTTCTGAGGAGACAAAGTATCGAGGCCAGATTGGACTCTCGTTGAATGCCTGTAAGAATCTACGGTTGATCAGATTAGCCACATCATCTGCTTCCGTAGGCGCAAAGGATCCAACACCAGCCAAGGATTGGATTAACTTAAAAAGATCGCCGTAGGTTCTGGTCTGCATTAGATTTTGTTTGGGCTAAGTTCCGGGAACTTCTTATTGTAGTACTTTAAAAATTCTTTAGAATGCACAGTCTTTTGACCGTACTTCTTAATTAGTCGGAAGTATTCCCGATGAGGAATAGTTGCAACTGGTTTGCCAAGTGTAGGGTGAGTAGTCCCCTTTAGTGCTTGGGCTTCTTTGGCTGCTTGGGCAACCCGCTTGTGTTCCGTCTCCTTCTCAAGTTTAAATCCGTTCGTGATCTCTCTCATAAAGGCACGATCAATCTCGCCATCAGAGTACCGCTTTAGATTCGGAACAATTATGTCCATATTAAAAAAGGTGGGGGGCCGAAGCCCCCCGACCAGTATTTAATTAGTTAGAGAATGCTTCTCCAGCTGTTGGGTAATATTTGAATAGGATTCTAATTTTACCTTTAGCTGCATCGTCAGGTGCATTGCCTGTGAAGTTGTATGTTAAATCAACTGCACTCACAACATGACCTGATGAGGTTGCTGCATTTAAAAGAACACCGTTTGCACGGAATATCTTTCCAAGGTTGCCGCTGTCTGAAAAGACATCAACCTCGTCAACAAAACCATCAGCATCTCCATTGTCACCGAGAGCGATAGTCGCATCAGTAATAGCGGAACCGCCATCTGTAACTTCTGCTGTCACGAACTCGTCAACAACAACTGCTGCATCAGCAACTAAGCCAGCCATAGCTGCACCGCCAACTTGAATGTCAACGGCAGTAGCACTGCCAGCTGTTGAGCCAAGATCAGTTGTTAGATCAACGCTTGCTTCGTAGTTGAAACCCAAAGCTAATGTTTGGATGTCTCCTACTTTTTTCAATTCGATAGCCATTATATTGTATCTCCTTTAGTTGAGGGTTAGGTTACGTCCTGGATAACGCCGTGTGCGCCAGGGTGGTAAACACCGAGGGTCAAAGCGCAATCAACGAATCCACGCTCACCGCCACCTTGATTTGGAAGGCGAGTGCTTCCCATTGGGATAAGCTCGTGAACACCGTAGTATTCAGGATTAACAATATAACCAGAACCAGTTGTTGTGTTACCGCCGAAATTAGGCGCACAGTCAGGATTTTGGTTAACGATTGAAACAACACCGTGATCGGACTCATAGAGGTCAACAGATAGCTTGATGCTACCGCTGTTGCCGTCGTAGTTCACAGAGCGAATGTTTTCAGTTGCACCAGCAGATGTACGAGCAAAGTCAGCGATAACTTGGCGTAGTCCAGTGTCAGCAACAAGCATAAGGTTGTTAGCTGAACCAGTTACACGAAAGATAGAACTGATGATGCCGTTAAGTGCTGATTCGCTGAATGGAGTTGCATTAGCTTCGGCAGTTGTGTAGATGCTGTCCGCAGGTGTACGGAATGCAGCAGGAACGTCAGCAGGACCAGCAGAATCGAGCCAGTCACCAAGACCACGAAGGCCGTTAGGTGTACCTGCACCGTTTTCTGTGCTTGAATCCTGAGTTCCAGCGATTGTAGCTTCAACGTCGCGCTTGAGTTCGCGGATAGCTTTTGCTTCAGCTTGAGCTATCTTAGCAGGACCTACGGAATCGACTGCTTCTTGCAGGTCAGAAACCATGTAGTCACGACGGAATTTTTGGATGCGATTGCCAAGACGAGCGCGACCAGCGAACTTGTCAGTGAAGGCTGCAACGTCAGAACCTTCTGAGATACCTGTAGTTACAGGTGCAGAAAGACTGTCAACAGTCCACTCAACATTAGTTGCGGATGCACGTTCTTTATTAGCAGACGAAAGGATAGGAGTCTCTTCAGGCGCAAGAATGGTCAAGACATCAGTCAAGTCCTCACGATTGGAGACACCCGAACCTGTATTTGTAGTATCGAATGTATTTGAGAATGCCATTTTATTTAATGATTAGTTTTAATGAGTTAACGGCGCGAAGCCATTTGTAGTTTTCTAAGTGCGGCAAAATCACGAGGGTTACCCGATTTCTGAAATTGACTTTGCAGTTCCTTGAGTGCCTTTGCAGTTCTTGATGGGGACGTAGCAGCGTTTGCATTACTTGTTGTCGCACCCTTGGGTGGTGTAAGTTTCATGCTTGGCTTACTTTCGGTTACAGGTTTACGACCATAGATACTGTTTGCCGCGTGAGCGAACCAGTAATCCAGTTGACCCGCAACATCCGGAGCTTCCTTTGCCACGATCTCTTTCATCTTTTGAAAACGAGCATCGTTGACTGTAGCTTCGTATTGTTTGCGGACATCATTGTCTTCACCTTCTAGCCAGGATAGCTCTTCTTTCGCTCTCTGCTTGAAAGCAACTTCCATATTTGCAGCCTGTTCTTTGGCTTGTAGTTTAGAAAGTTGATCAGGAAGAAAGGTCTTCTGAGCCTTACGCGCCTGTAATAAAGATTTACGAACTTCTGCCTTGGTCATTTCTTTGCCTTCGATCTCAGTAATGACATCGTCAGCCGCATAGTCAGCACCTTCAAAAAGAAGATCCTCAGCCCAGTTGACTATTTGCTCTACCTCTTCTGCCTTGGATTGAAGGCTTTCGATAGAATCTAAATCCCCAAATGGGTTATTCTCTATTTTCTTTTTTGACTCAAGGGGGTCTCGCTGTTGAAGCGAAGCCTCTAATTTAGCCAGCTTTTCTTCTGCGGCCTTGCGTCTTGCGGTAAGTTCCCCAAAACGAGCTACAGCTTTACTGCCTAACTTATCAGCTAGTTCCCGTAATTCCTCTTCGGACGCGTTGTCCAAATCAATCTGTGAAAGAACATCCTCGGATGTTGATTCAACTTCTGGTTCACCTTCTTGGACCTCTTGAGTTTCTTGGGTTTCTTGGGTTTCCTCAGTCTCCTCAATGACCTCTTCGGGTGTCTCTTCCGTTGGCTCTTCGGCAACTGGTTCTGATTCTGTCTCAACATTTTGCTGAGCCTTCATCTGCCCCAATCGGCGATTTGCAAAATCCGTTACGGATATATTAGTATTGTCCACTGGTATTTGGTCTGCCCCAGAGTCAGCAGTCGTGATTTCATCTGTCATAAGTTCCACTCATTTACGCCGAGAGATTGCGATACGTTAATATAACATAGGTGAACAGTTATTGCTCAACCTAGAAATGTTCACGGTGCCGGACACTGAGTTCCTGCCAGCTAGATAACTGCAATAGCTGATCGTAAGTGATAATCCGTCCTGATATTTGCTGAATATTTTCGCTACTAGCTTCGTGCAGTTCCTCGATAGCCTCTTCTCTGAGGTCATGAACCATCTTCATAAATCTAGCAAAAGCCTCGTAGTTATGAAGTGTCTTTATGTCGTCTTGGATATTCATATTATTTTGCTGCGGAACGCATTACGTCCACCATTCTAGGACCTCTGGACTTTACCTGCTTGTACCAGTTACTGTCAACCATTTCATCAGCCGCCATATTGTAGTCATTATTCATAAGACCCTTCTTCATGTCCACGAATTTATTTAGCTTCGTTAGACCAAGATTGAACGCCATATCAACTAGCGTCATCTTGACGGCTTCTGGCCTCTTGGCAAAGTTAGGATCATAGGACTGAGCGTCCTTAAACGCCTGAGTGAGGCTGTGGTTGTAAAGGGTTTTTGTTTCTCTGTCTGTTAGCTCCCGACCAGCAAATAACTCATTGATGTCAATGCCCTCCCGTTTGAGGAACTTGCGGTTTCCAGCATCTTCAAGATTGAAGCCAATCCCGATAGTGCGGTTACCCTTACTGTCCTTGTAGACCTTGGGTTTGTTCCCCTCGTTAAGAGAGAGCATATTGAAGTAATTCTGTGAACGCTGCTCGCGGACTCGCTGTTGGGCGAGTTGTGAGGGTGTTTTGTTGTCAGCCATTGTGTAAGTATTTGTTAATAAAACAATACTACATATTCTGGGTATTAACATTACCCATCTGTGCAGGGGCTGTGCCGACTCGACCAATCTGAGCGTTCTGCGCTTGCTGCATCTGGAAGGTGTATTGACCCTGGTATTTCTCCATGCGTCCTCGGAATGCTTCGTCCTGCTGCAAGCGTTGCTGGATGTCAGGCTGCTGCGCGT